GTTGAGGAACGAAATGATGTCATTACGATGTACCCAGAGATTGATCAATGACCAATCTGACCATGTAGTCATTGATGGCTGAGGTGGAAGTGGTTCATTGACACTACCGATTTGACCACGTTCAATCACATAATACTCTGGAGAAAATGTTGGATTAGAAGCAGTAAATGCAGCGGTTACAAAAGATGCTGCTGGAATCCCTAATTCAGAGTAAGGAAGTGTAGGAGCTGTGCTAATCCATTCTCCAATCCAGAAATACTGGTTGAAGTTACAAAACTTGTCGAGATCAATCGGTGGTACAAAATTGTAGCTCTTGGAGGTAAACCATTCGTTCAACGTTTGGTAGTCAATTCCAAGCAATGCCATCTTCTTGATCAAATCAGGCCATGAACTGAGCAGCTTTTCAGTTCCATGTTCTGCATAGATTACAGGAGATAGTTGATTGATTTGGCGTTCAAGATCACTTTCATGAATCTGAACGTCGCCAGGCTGTAAGTTCAGGTTGTCGCCAACATGACCAAACAGTGGTAGAACGTCTGTCTTAGACAGATGTCTATTGAATAGGCCCTTGAGCAGAGTGTCGAGAGTTTTGTCCCGATACTGTGGAGGAAGGAGTTTAGTTAGGTCTAACGAAGGTGCAGTCATCGTGGTTTTTTCATGTGATCATCTATTTACATTAGAGGAGCTTTGTCCAAGAACCTCATTATTTTCACAAAGGTGTTTACAAAGCCATGACTTGTGATATAATTATTAGATAGAAACTGCAAGGATTACGTCGAATGTCTAAGAAATTCAAACCCTCCGCTTTGCAATCTGCCTTTTTTGAGTGGATTCAGAACGGTCAAGGTTCTTGCGTTTTAGAGGCTGTTGCCGGTTCCGGTAAAACAACCACGTTGATCGAAGCTCTTTCTTTGATGACCGGAACAATCTTCTTCGGTGCTTATAACAAGAAGATCGCAGAAGAAATTTCTGCTCGCGCTCCTCAACGCGATGGTCTGTTCATTTCTACAATGCATGCTGCAGGTTTCAAAATCTGGCGCCGTGTTGCTTCCTCTGTGAAGGTCGACAATAACAAATGCCGTGATATTTACCGCGCCGCGTGTGTTCGTAACCCACAATATGAACCATTTGAACAAGCAGTTCTTTCCTTGGTATCTTACGCCAAGCAAGCTGCTGTTGGAGCTATCTCTTCTGCCGCTGACAACAGCGTATGGCTCAAGCTGATCGATCATTTCGATATTGAAACATCTGAAAACGACGGTCTGGTTATTGCTCTTGCCAAAAAGCTGCTGGAAAAGTCTGTTGAATCTGATACAAAGATCATCGACTTTGACGATATGATCTACGCACCGCTTGTTCACAAAGTTCGTGCTTATGAACATGACTGGGTTCTGATTGATGAAGCACAAGACACCAACGCTTCTCGTCGTGCGCTTGCTTTGATGATGCTGAAACGCGGTGGTCGTTTGATCGCCGTCGGCGATCGTCATCAAGCTATCTACGGATTTACTGGAGCTGATGCTGATGCATTGGATCTAATCGGTAATGCGGTTTCTGCAATCACAATGCCCCTGAATGTTTCTTACCGCTGCGGTAAGGCAATCATTGCTCATGCAAAGAACTACGTCAACCACATCGAAGCTCTGGATACTGCTCCTGAAGGTATCGTTCGTGTCTTCGGCGAAACCGAAAAGCTGGTCGAAACTGCAAAACCCGGCGATGCAATCCTCTGCCGATTCAACGCTCCGATCATTCAAACAGCTTACGCATTCATTGCTGCCGGTGTTCCTGCTAAGGTTGAAGGTCGCGAAATCGGAACCGGTCTAAAGACTCTTGCTCGTCGTTGGAAAATCAAATCCTACACCGCTCTGCTTGATAAGCTGGAAGAATACAACGAACGTGAATCTGCAAAGTTCCGTGCAAAGGAACAAGAATCTCGTGCTGCAGGCATCAACGATAAAGTTGAATGCTTGAAGGTTATCGTTGCTCGTGTTATGAAGATTGATCCAAAGCCTGCAAACGCTGTTGAACGCGTCTGTACTGAAATCGACACCATATTCGGTGACAACGTCGGTACTGAATGCGTCTTGCTGTCCAGCATTCACAAATCCAAAGGACGTGAATGGAAGAAGGTATTCTGGTTGCAGACCGGTCCTTCCAAATGGGCTCGGAAGGACTGGGAGTTGGAACAAGAAACCAATCTCTGCTATGTTGCTACCACTCGGGCAATCTCTGAGCTGGTTCTTTGTTCCGTAGAAGCTAAGAAGGACTAGTAAACCAAAGGTTTACACATCCGAATGAATTCTGGCTTCATTCCAACTTTCTCACAGCTAGCTTGGCGAACCTTGTTATCTATGTGAACATTGGAACCAATGTCTAACATTCCAGCTTCTTTTAGCTTGATTTCAAGAGCTTTATGACAAGCAGTGTAGACACCCATCTTTCTGAATTCATCTGGTGTGAATGAAAAAGTAATCCACCCCATTTTTGTGTCAAAGTTAAGAACATAAGCAATTCCACCCATTACTTGACCATCCGGGTTGATAGCATAAAGCACTTTGTGATGTTTGGTATGAGCAGTAAAAGGTCTAGCCCATCCAAGCTTAATAAGTTTGGCATATTCTTGTAGGAATGTACCAAATGCTGGGCTTCCTTCTAAGAAGTCATGTTTTACCGTGAAAATTGGATTTGCCATTTTAGGTCCCATTATGCGGCGATACGGTAGTTAAACAGATCATGCCGCTGAAGATCTGCTGGGTTGTCGGTGTTTTGAACAAATTCACGTGTTTCTATTAGCATCTCTTCAGTCAAGAGTACCATGTGTTCTAATTCAGTTTTTTTGAATTCATAAAACTTGATTATGTTTGAATCACCTGAAATGCTAAATTCTCTTGAATAAAGATTTAAAGCAGATCGGTCATTATCAGAAATCGGCAAGCTTGATTTCAATTTCAAGATTGCACGATCAACCATTGAATCAAACATGTCTTGGCTATGCACTGTTTTACGATACATAGCTCGCTTGCGAATAACATCTTGCTCTACATGAAACATAAACAAGCATTTACAGCGTAGCATTTTTAGTCTAATAAGCAAATCATCACTTACAGATTCTACTGGGTTTGTTGTCCAATTAGAAGTATCAAAAGTCAAAAGATAATTATCTACAAGATTTTTGAAATCATCTGGTACTTCTCCGCTGTAATTGATAGAACGAAGACCATCTGTGAAGCTTGTAATGTAAGATGATTGTGGAGCATGCTTCACAAAAGGGTATCTATGGACAATATGCCCATGTTCTTGTTCAATGATAAAAGTAAGTTCACGCCACGCCATTTATAGTCTCCAAAAAGTCTACGTAATCAGGTCCAACACAACTTCCATCACTAAACATAACGCTTTTTCTGCATCTACGCGGTATTTGATTTTGGCTTGGAACTTTACGCTTTGTTAAGATTTTCTCAATACCAGTGTACTTATATGAAAACTTTCTAAGTTCAAGTTTCATATCATTATGATCTCTTGCACCAGTGAAATTTCCAAAAAATTCAAACGCTCTTGACCAAAACTCTGGCTGATATAAGGGTCTGTAAAAGAATTCAGAAGAATCCGATTCTGAAATTACAAGAGGAGCTTCAGTAAAGCAGTACGGACGAAACATTTCTTCTTGAGTACTAACACAGACTTCAACCCACCAACTAAATTGTAAAGAGTTAGTAATAGTAAATGGACAATGCGTAGCAATTTCATCTACCACTGCAAGCATTTTAGGGTCAGTGTAAATCGACCGAATCATATCTACATTATGGTCTTGTAATGCAGCAGTTCCAAATTTTGTTATAACTGGTAAGATGTAACCAGTACTGCAGGTAGCATCTCCAAAATCTCCAGACATCCAGATAGCGTCAGATTTAGGTCCAAATTCACAAAAGATCATTGGAAAGTATGGAATCTTTCCAAGAATAAACTTTGAAAAGTATTCAGGCATCTCTTGAATACTAGATGAAGTCAAATAGACTTCTAATTGATCTTGAATCAAAAGCTCATTATACCGAGGGTGTTGAATGATTGCAGTTAATACTGCAATGCTATCAGTTCCTCCGCTATATGCAACTTTGATTTTCTTTCCAAGCTTTAAAGCAACATCAACTCCACGCCATGTAGCAGTTAACATTCGATCTTCGAATGACTGTGATGTAATAGAAATTGCTTTAAGATTCAATGGAAGAATATAGTCCGAACCAATCGGTTCAGCTTTTTCTAAAATGCCAAATGGATCTATTAGACAATGAGCACCATGTAAAAGAGAGAGTGCATTTCTTATCGGTGTTTTCTCTTTTAGTTTTTTGCTGACTGCAAATGAATGCCAAATGACTTTAGGTAAACGAGTTTGTAGGGTCATAAAAGTCTTCAGAAGACAGCGATTCATGGAACTTAAAATCGGATGTTACGCAACGAGCAAATTCTCGCCCCCGAAATAAATTGAAAAGCGAACCACACTTTAATTTTCTATCAAGATAGTCTTGGTCTTTATTGTAGTCAAAAATTAGTTCTTTTGCTTCACGCTTGTAATCGTTCCATGCAGAACTATAAGATCTATCTTTAGCATATATGCTCCACCGTTGAAAATCATCAGTAGCATAAAATTGTTGATAGCTAATGTCTAGTAGATCTTTAGAAAGAGTTAAACGAACATCTCTAGATGTAAATGCAAGCATCCTAAAATAGACATTTTGCCATTTGCATGAAAAGTTATACCACCAGAAAAAGTCCCAGACCGAGACCACTCGTCCTGGCAAAACGGTATCAGCAGAGTTCTTTAATAACTCAAACCATTTCTTAGCAGTAGAATGCTGCATCCGTGAATGGTCACCATTGAATTCAAAAATGCGAATAATGTCGTCGGGGCTATATGGCTTATGAGTATCTATACCCTTTAGCAAAATTCCACGAATCAAATCAGACCCAAACAGCTGATCATTAAACTCACCACCTACTACAATAGACTTATTGTTTAATGATCTATTGAAAGTTTCGCTTGATGCAATATTGATCTTCCCACGTAGGTGGTCATAATAAAAGTTTGGATTTTCATCAATGCTTTCTTGAGAAATGTAAACTGTAGCTCTGTTTCTAAGCTCATTAAATCCAAGCTCAGTAATAAATGATACTAGCATACAAGTAGAGTCAATACCACCAGAATAGAAAAGCTTTAATGGAAGCCCAGTTTTGTCCTGTAAAGATATTAGCTCCTTTACACGATTAGAAGCACAGTCTTTGTAAGACAATGCAGTTCCAGGTAACGGTATTTCCATTCCCGGAACTACTGCGGTCCTGTAAGGCATCTTGATAATTCCTGTTCTATCAACAAGGCTGACATTCAATCCAATTAGATTGTAGATAGATCCCCAGGCTTTTCGATCATACGAAGATGATTTGTCAAGAGACAATGGGCTATAGTGATAAAGATCTATAGCCATGATGACTTAAAGAAATCGTGATTCATTTCTGAGACTGCAGCATCAAGTTGATCAACCTTAGTAATTTGATTGATTTTTCTAGTATGCTTGTTTACTAAAGCCATCATTCTGACTTTAATTTGTGTCTCCGAATCTAACATTACAGTCAATTCAGCTTTAGCAGTTTCGATATCAATGCCAGAGATAGCAGCATATTCTGCAATTGCAACGCTATCAGTGTTAAGAAGTTCTGTTTTGACTAGCGGAGTAACATCAGAGTATGGGTAAAGAACAGTTTTACTTACATAGCTTCTTGCAGAATACAACAAAAACATCATCATGCGTTCTCGAAGATAGCATAGTCGCTTAATTTCAAGATAAGATGTAAGTGGAGTTGAAGTAAAGCTTACAGAGTTTTTATGATCATTCATGATGAATGAGCTCTGTTTTACTGAATCATGGGTAAGCTTATGAAAATCTTGATGAATTGGAAACATCGGTCGAAGAATGACGTCAGTAAATCCTTGCTTTAGACTATTAGCAATTATCGGGGAATCTGTTGCAAAAACAATCCCATCGCACCCAAGGTCAATAAGTAAAAATCTCATATGATATTATATCTGAAAAGCCCTTGTAGAAAAATTCTACAAGGGCTGAAACCTACAATTAAGCAGATGGAGTTGCAGTAACTTCAGGAGCAACAACTGCTACATCAGCTGCAGCTTTAGCAGCTACTTTAGCCGCAGCGGCTTTTTGAGCTTTCCTTTTTGCTACAGCAGCATCATCGATAAACGTAGTTTCAAATACGATACCGTGCAATAGATTGTATGCAGCCCGATCAGTAAAGAACTGAGGATTGTATGCAAGACGATCTGCAGTAGTTTCCCATTTTACAGAATAAGTCTGGGACAGACCATCTGGAGTTTCAGAGACTAGAGCGTGAGAAACAAAGCCTTTACAAGCAGCGCGTTCAATGGAGAAAGCTTTAGCTTGAGCGGCAGCTTCTGGGCTTGATTCACTGTACCAAGGCACAGATGTAGAAGGGCGAGTAAATTTAACGACGACTGTCATGATTGAATCCTTGTAATTCGATGTTGATATTTATGGCTTTTGTTTCATGGTCAAACGGTCCAGACCACTAATGATCTCGATGTCACCTAATGCTGCACATGAAACGAAGACTTCATCTGGTCCACTCTTCAAAAAGAACAAGTCACCAAAGTAGTTGGTTGGAAATACTGGAACAAGAACAGCTGAAGCAATTTCAGTTGGAAGCTTGCTTTGAATAACTGCCATCAATTCGGTAGCATAAAAGTCTTGTCCAAAGTCCCAGTTATTGATGCTAAAGTACTGGTTGATAAGATCAAGAACCTTAGAACGAATCTGATCACCTGTAAGTTTAGCAGACCCAGAACGAACGATTCTGAAATTTGCTCTCAGTTCAGGTACAGCTTGGGATCCAAACAGAAGCTTCGTCTTACCAGAGTGCATCACGACAGTATCAGAAATCATCTTGCTTTCAATCAGAGTACGATAAGTGTTTCTGAGTTCGAGTGAGGTTGGTGGAGTTGGTTCGATTGGAACGATTCCACGTAAGAAGTTCTGAACACCTGAATAGTATCCACGAGTCAGCACATAAACGTCAATGATGTTAGACGTAGATGGGTCAATCAGGTGGTCATCTGGTGTAAAGTGCTGCCACAAGAAGTCAAGATTGTCTCGTCCGATCTTACGAACGTAGATACCAGACTGGTCATTTGTGTAGTTTAGACCTTCTAGATAGATCGTAGATGGAATCGGAGTAAGCTTACCAGTTGCGGAATCTAACGTAAAGTACACGTAGTCTTGGGTTCCGATGAACCGTAAGAATTCCAATGGGTTGCTAGGAGTTGCTGCACCAGAGTAGTAAAGATCTAAGGCGTTGGTTGGAGAAATTGCCAAAGCATTGAAGTTTGCAGTACCGTCTGGATAAAGAACAGCGGCAGCTACGTTGTAGATCTGGTCAAAGCCTACTGATTTTGTTCCATCGTTTGTCAGGTTAGACTTCAAGATACGAACTTGGTCATAGATTGGCTTCTTTGTAGCCGAATCGATGATCTTCATGTCTTGGTTGTACCAGAATTTTGTAGTAGGGCTTTCAACAGTCAATTGGAAGTTACGTTGTGTAATCTTCCAGTATAGAACACCACCAGTGTCTGCATTATCGAATCGTTCGATGATCATTACCCATGACTTGACTTCATCTGCAACATCGTACGGTAGAGTTTCAGCATCAGCACTAAGAATCGACTCATCGATGATTTCAAAGCGACCAAGCAGATTCTTTTTGTAGACGTAAGGAATGAAGTTAGAGCCAGACTGAGTTACATCAATGATGAATGAATCACCAACAGTCAAAGTAGTATCAGCTGCTGGTGGGAATCCTACCAAGAAGCTGATTGTTCCATTTGAGTATGCAGTTCCAACCGCTCCGCTTAGTTGAGGACCGCTAACAGATCCGTAGACTGAGAATGTACCAGAGCTATCGGTAATCTCAACAGTGTAAACTTCTACTTTGCCATTTAGCTGAACTACATCAGCCATAGTAAGCATATCAGAAGATGGGATGGCAAGAGGGTCAGTTGATGCAGTGTTAATGCGAAGCTGAGAAACAAAGATGCGATCTGGATTGAATCTAATACCGAATCGTTTTTGTCTAATCACAGAGTCTTGAATACCAGAAACATTCCCTGGTGTAGGAACTGCTGAGTAAACACCTGTGACATAGTCTTTGGTTACAAGACTAATGTTTTGGTCATAGACACGTTGGTCGGTGTCGGTGTTGACAATAGCATGTGGGAACTTTGGAAGAGATCCAGTTTCCATCAAGTTTACATCAAGCGAGGCAACTGCGTCAGGTTCACCATACCAGTGTCGATCTAATGCACCTTGAATGACAGTCTTTTCTTGGAATGGCATACCACCAAACGATTGAAGAGAGTCTTCAATGAATCTAGTTCTTGGTTGAATGAATGCTTTGTTCAGCGGAGGTGGTGATGTATAAAAGGAATAGACAACAAGATTATAGAGACCAGGGTTTGATAATGCTGGTTCAATCAGCTCATCAATCAAACTACGCGATGACAGCGTTGAAATTTGGCTAGACACACCAACGTTGTAGTACATACGAGCATCATTACCAAATACCTTGACGTTCTGGTATGCTCCGGATGGGTCATTCCACTCAAGGTACTTTGGTTGTCCAGCGAACGATCTGTTGACTGACTTAAGCCGAAGGATTGAAGGGTCTTTCAGGAAGTAGCTGTTGTAATCTTGCCCGTTTACCATTCTATTTTGTGAATAGTAAACAGCTGGAGCTACTGCTCTGATATGTTCAGTATCTTCACTCTGAGCAGAGTTTTGTAAAGCAGATGATAGCGAATAAGTAAATGTACAGCTTTCTTGGCTACCAAGCTTTGAAGTATATAAGAACGTTACACTCTTATTAGCAACTTGGTTTTTTGGTACTTGAACCGATCCCGATGCAGATGCTCTAACCCAGATATTAAAAATACCAGTAGGAATAGCAGCAAAATCACCATCACCAAAAACTAAATTGATTTTGTCGTTTTCAAGAGTTTCAATTTCGTACTTAGAGCTAGTTGAAACTCCATTGAAAGCCAAATTTTGTCCACCAACATTAGGAACTGGAGTCCATTCTGTGGTGATTACGCCTTGGGCATCTACTTGTTGCACCCAAACATCAACGTCATTTACATTTGGCACGTTGATGTTAAGAATTCGATTAGGCTGACTAGTGTCAAACACATAATTCAACTTACTGAGAATACCTTGCTTCAGATACATCATGAAGCCGGTTGTGTCAGAAGAATCGCCATAACCATCATCTGCATACAACATAGTGAAGTATGCATTAGGATTTGGAGAACGTTCAAAAATACCAGATTGATCAACATCTGCTGGTACTAATTCAAAATCAAGATCCAATCCATTTACTGTAGTCTTAAACTTTAAAACCCCGTTGCGAAATGATGATTGGTCTGCTTCTGTTTCAAGAACGTTTTGAACTTCATACTGTTGAAAAATCGTATCATCTACTTGGAAAGACTTGAATGGAGTTCCAAATGGCTGTGTCATTACTTTGTTCATGACAGTATGGAACTGTTCTTTCCATAAAGAGTTGTTGGAATCATTCCACTTAATTACTCGATTGGTAAGAGTGTTACCCTGAGAGTCTTTAAGAGTTTCAGAAGTAGAAACTGAATTGATTTTTACTAAACCACGCAATGGCAAATTTCTAGAAGCAGTATATGAAATCAGTTTAGCTAATGCTAAAATGCTTTGCTTTCTTTGTGCCGTCGGCAATAATACTTCATGAACAGAAAGGTCTACGCGGTACGAAAGCTGTTCAGCAATGTAGGCAAACATTTCAGCCAGCGCAATCATCAAACTGGCTTCGTGGTAATCGTTGAAGTTCTCAGGGTAGTTGAGCTTCAGATAGTCGATCAGCGATTGCTTAACAGCATCGTAGTCGTATGCAGTGAAGTTTACCTGTTCAAAAGCCTTGTAGACTTTTTCCCAAGATTCAGCAGCGTATAAAAGAGGGCTTGGATTTGCGGACATGTTTTATTTATGAACTCGGTAGACTAGCAGGATCACGTAATACCTAGCCGCTTTTTGACGTTTGTCATGACAAGGGCCCAGCGGTTTGGATGGTTATGATCTATCTTATCACGTTCTTCTTCCCAGACTTGCTGAGCTTTGGATGGCTGTACTTTACCCTTTCGTGCAAGGGCTTCAATCTTTTGGCTGTGAGTTGTACCAGTCTTCTTTACGTTTCCAACTGCTGGATGTGATACTGGACGAGGACCATCTTTCTCACCACTGATGTAAGGATCTGATCGCTTCATCATCCCTTCATAGATTTCTGCAAGCGTCATTTACTGTTCACCTCAATATAGAGATCTTTCGTTACGTTAAATTCTAGATACATTACTTTTGCTACTGCGACTAATGCGTTCTTTTCTACAGCTGGAATTATGTCAAGATTGATTAGCTTTACCCGAGGTTCTTTATTGAAAACTTCAGTAAGATCAACTATAATAATGTCCATTGATTGTTGGTCACCAGGTTCGAATGACATTAAAGGAATTCTGGTTCCATAGTTTGGCATCATTAAACGTTGTCCACGCTCGGTGAAAATTGCATTCATGAGATCACGTTCAACTACTGCAACGTTATACACATCAAATGACCCACCTTGATCTTCGTAGTCTCTAGTGTTAAAGCCAACATAAAATTTTGCTAATTGATTCGACATGATCTATTTAATCCCTGGTCATCCTTGGTACTTCGGGTTTCTTGGAGTCGGGCATGAAGATTCATCTTCATCTCTTACCCAGCCTTCATGCTTTGGCACAACCATTTTAGGCTGTACTTGTTCAAACTTAACTGTCAAACCCGAATCAGCTGCAGTAGCGCCATTATGATCACCCAGCGTTTCAATTGGTATTTCGCCTTCTTCGTCATCAATTGCTACGAACCCATAGCTTCCAACAGTTGTAGCAAAATGTCCAGATGTAATACCTACAGTAGCTGGTGCTTGTAGGTTAATAGCAGATCCAATAGAACGAATTTCAAGATTGTTTTTAGCAGTAAGTTTTAGATCACCATTGTCAACTCTAATCTCTGCACCATCTACACTATTGATGAAAATCTTGCTTGAACTAGAACCAGCTTCTTCTGCCCAATCTCTACGCAAACCTAGTGGATCTCCAGCGTAAGGTGGTGGTGAACACCAAATTCTTTCAGTCACAGCAGAAGCTTTTGGACCATTGAAAGTCTTTAGATGCATGTCTCTAGATGCTGAGATTTTGATGTTAGCATCAGTAGAAATCATTTCTACATTACTCTTAGCTTGAATCTTTACTGCACGTTCTTCTGATTGAATGTTTACACGCTTCTTGGCAACGATGTTAATGTTTTCCGAAGAGTACAAATTAAGATCATTCTCAGCATGGATGTTGAACTTTGATGATGTATAAAAGTAGATTTTGCCGCTTCCTTCATCAATTTCAATCCAGTTTCTTCCCATCGCAGTAGAAATGTAGATACGTTCATTCGTATCATCTAACAAAATCTGTGAACCAGCAGTAGTTTTTAACCGCATTCTGCAAAATTCGTCAATATCATGCATTGAAAAATAATGACGTCCTGGTGAAGTTAACGCAATAGTTTGAGAGTCAGCTTTTCCTGGTTCAAGTGGTTTAGGAGCATACCCATCAGTTGTTGGTTTGTTTTTTGTCTTATTTTCTGGGTAAGAAATAGATCGCTCAAAGCCACCGCGGGTCTTCCAATGAGGACTATCAGGGCCTAATCCAGCTTCAGTAAGATTCTTCTCATAGTGAGGAATTGTTGATTGCGGCCACATTCCAGATTCATCAATTTCAGATGATAACGGTGGAGTATTGATAGATTGAGGCATTGTTCTATTAAGCTCTGGTTGGAAGAAGCATCCCATCCAGAATCGAATATTTGGGTCCCCTTCAAGAAACCCAATTAGGACTTGAGCTCCGTTCTTTGGAACTGCCCAGAATCCATAAGAAGATGCCCCCGGTACTTTATCTCCTTCTCGACCAACCTTAAAATCTGCTGTAGTGCCACCGAATGGACTACAGTACATAGACCATGGAAGATCTTCTACATTGAAATCTTTACTATCAATAGATGGAATGTAGACTTTTAGTCTACCATGTTGGGCAGGATCGGCATTATCTTTGACCATGCCAATACACATGGTAAAATTACTTCCAAAGTGTCCATTACCAGCATAATTTCTATTAAGTTCCATTTTTAGTCTCTATCGTTCATCATGACAGTTATGTTTTGTGTAAATTTACCACCGTGAAATACATTTTCTACATTAAAAATTGTATAGAAACCAGTGTAAAAGAATGCAGTACCATCAGAGTTAAAAATGTTCACCTTTATCCATGCTCCATTGTTAATGCCAATTGGTGTAATTTCAGAGGGATCTGGATAAAGAATAACACGTTCTAGTAATTGATAATGTCCTCTAATAGAAAAGATGAGCTGATTGTTAATAGCCCCACATGCTAATCCAACAGTTTCAAATGCTAGTCTGGCGGCTGGAACTGCTGCAGCTTGATATTTTGCATAGCCTTTTGATTCTTGTGAGTTGACAACTGCAGTTAACGCTACATCGTTCTTTAAAGCTGGGATATTGACAGGGTTGTGAGGTTTCGCATAGCAAATTTCTCTAGTAGTATCTTCGTGAATCGTGTTTTTAGAATACGAATCTGGTTCAGTAGAAGGTATATTAGAGTCATTATTGAAGTGTAAATTAGTACCAGCAATAGTAGATGACATCCAGTTAAGCATAGATGGAAATCTAATTTCAAATTCTAATACATCAACGTTCTTGCCTGGACCGCTAAAATAATAGTCAAATTCGAATGTATTTTGCTCTTCTCTTCCGCCCTTATAAAGCTGTACATTATATGTTACTTCTACTTTACCAGGAAGCAGCAAATATGAGCATTGAATTACTGGCATTCTAACATTCGGGTGAAACTGTTTAGAGATTCCGTCTTTTGATCCTGCGATCATTTCATTTACTTCTTTGCTTGAATGCAAAATTGACTTGATCATTGAGCCAATATCTTCTTCATTCGTAAATGTTAGCTGACAAAGTTCACCACTACCGTAAGAATCCTTAGTAGAAAGATACACGTTTCCAGCTATATCAGGGTCTAAAATGATTCTGTAAGTTAATGGCTTAGAACCATTAGAATTGATCAATTCAGTAGTATACAGATCTTCATAGTTTTGATTCAATTTAGCTTCAAGCTGCTTTATTGAATCTTGAACAGTGCTAGACTTGAAGCTAATGTTCTTATTAGTGTATGCGATAGATCTAGACAAACCGTTGTTTGGTTGTGTAGCAGTTGAAGCAGCGACAGATCCGCTTGTGTTAAAAGTTAGATGATATTCACCGCCTTTATGAGAAAATTTAGCATCTAATGTCGCAATATGCAGGGGGATGATCTTAGAAAATGGAATTGTTACATCTGCACCAGACTCATCTCTACCAACAAAAAAGATCTTCAATCCAAATGTCAAGCTTGCCATGATATTGTTAACTTGATACTTCGTTTGAACATTCTGAAGTTTTTCAATAAAAGATGTACCATTTGGCTCAATAATAGTCATCGATAACGCACTAATTGGATGCATTGCACCAGATGGTTCAACATTAGGACATGCGTAAGAAAATCTAATGTCATCAATCTGTTGGTGAGCATCTTTACGAGTATTGATAAGTAAAGTATCAGTTGCGTTAGTTGGCGTAGTCGAAGCATTATGATCAACTGATTCTATTGCTTTTAAAGCTGGCCAATCTGATGCTACATGCAACTCATAATGAGGAATGTATGTAACGAAGTGGTCTAATTTATTTTGCGGGGTTGCCATATGTTTACCGAGTTGAAGGGATACCACCAACTTTTGCAGAAGTTGAATAAACTTGCTTAATACGATCTAGAGTAGGAATTAAAAGCAAAGTTCCTTCTACCAATTCTACAACAGGATCGAGAATGTTATTGTACTGAGCAATGATCCACCAAAGACCTGGATCACCATAAAATACATACCCTAACATGTCTGGACGGTTTTCGTACTTTCTCTCCATAAAGTATACTAAATCAGATGGATCTCGCTTTACTGCAGCTTTAGACCACCATTCTAACGTCTGTACTCCTACTTCAGAAGTACCACCTAGAACGTATCGGCCGTTCTTAAGATTGTATGCCGAATTTTTTGAATTCAGACTTTGTAAAGGAGTTGATGCCATGTTATATCCGTGGGATTGCTGGAATTGCTAAACCTTGCGATCTAGCATAGTTATCAATAACTCCCAAAACTGGCTGAATGTATTTGCCAAGAGAGCTGATACTACTAAAGCTTGAATCTAGACTATTATTTAGTATAGTCTGTGGAGATGTTCCAGAGATAAATCTGTTACCTTCGTGACTATAATCAGACCCAGAACCAACTTGATTACGTCCTTCGTTTCCATAATTGCTAGTATCAGTAATCAAAGGGCTATTACGCCCTTCATTGCCATAATTTTCATTTATTGGGGTTTGAGCAATTGTTGATGGGTCTTTAGACAAAGCACTTCCAACAGTCTGAAAGACCCCTGATGTAGCAGCAGTTCCAGCAATACCAACAAAATCTATTCCAAATGATGGATGAGTTTCAATCGTCCCATCTCCACCTGCACTAGCAGATCCAGGAGAACCAATGTATGAAAAACTTCCTCCAGATTGAGCATCAATCTGCCAATCTCCAGCTGTAATTTGAGCTGCGCTATATGCTTCTTCTAGTTCTATACTTAACATCCCTATTACTGGCATTGCTTCTCCAGCACCAAAAATATAATCTACATCTTCAGGAAATGTCCAATTGTAGCTTAGTACAATACAAGGAACTTCAGTTAGATAAGTGTTGCTATATCCTGATAAAAACACAATCGGTGGAGTAGATCCAGTG